ACCTAATATGATCGGACGTGCGAGTAAATTAGCCCCTTTTTCGGGGCTTTTTTTTTGTCTTATTGGTATAAAAAAACCCCCCAATCCGAAGACCAGGGGGTTATCCAACATAGGGAAGAGTGTGAGTTGGGAGGATACTCACAAGACAATTCTACCGAATCACTTAGCTAAGTGCAAGCTTTTATTTTAGTATTGACTCAGACTCGACACCACAACTATGGTCATAACATCCGCATAACCTAGGGGGGTCGTAGAATGAAGAATATACCGTATTTAGAGATGCATGAATTAGTCACAGGCGAGGTTAAATGGGCAGCAAACCCTTCTAAGGCCGTGCGTAATGCTCTTTTGGTTAAACATGAGACATATACCGATAAGAAAGAGGCTGCGAAGCGTTGTCTGGCCTGGGAAGAGGCCTTCCTAGATTATAAGCGTTGTATTGATAGGCAACAGCACATTAGTGAGAACTCTGTTAATGGTTTAGTCGCTGCATATAAAGATACCACTAATTGGAATAGATTATCTGTTAATAGCAAGAATACTTATCAGCAATTGATAGATTATGTGGTCAATACCCGAATAGGACGGTCCAATATAACCTTTGGGCAGACCATGCATCACAATATCACGGTAAAAGTGGCTGAAGCCTTACACAAACAACTGTGTCAGGATGTGAGTGAACACCGTGCTAACCATGTATGTAAAGTTTTACGCCGTGTGTGGTTTGTTGGCTTCCGTTTAGGGCTTACACGTTCCAACCCCTTTTCAAAGATGGGTTTAGCCACTCTTCCCTCTAGGGATGTACGTTGGGAGAAGGAACACATTGATATATTCGTCAAGAAAGCTGACGAAATGGAAATGTGGTCCATCGGTACGTTAGCGTTGATGTGCTATGATCTTTGTCAGCGCATTGGAGACATGAGACAGATGCGGTGGGGTCAATATGATCTCCAGGGGGATGGCTTCTTTGATTTTGTGCAAGAGAAGAGCCGCACAGTAAGAAAGCCCCAGGGCAACCTGGTATCTGTTCCCGTAATGAATGAAGAACTCAAGGCACGGCTAGACAGTTTAACCCGTGGCGGCAAGGATGATTTCATTATCCTCAATGAGCGTACAGGTCGGCCCTACACCCGCTGGGCTTATAAGACCGTAGCAGAGGTTCGTGAGGCCGCTGGTCTACCAAAAGAACTCAAGATCTCAGATCTACGGCGTACAGGCGCTACTGAGGCTGGTGAAGCTGGTCTTACAGAGGATGAGATCATGGCACTCACAGGCCACACTTCCCGTGAGGTTGTCAGTGTTTACGTCAAGAAAACCCGCCGCATGGCATCAACCGCAGCAAGAAAGAGGCATGGAAAATGAGCAGCGTAAGTGAGGCAAGAGCAGCCTTTGAAGAAGAGTTGCAGAAGATAACAAACAAACCAGTGCAACCCGTTACTGAACGTCTGATAGATTTAGTTAAGGCGATAAGAGTGGAGTTAAGAAAAACAGATGGACGGTAGCATTCCCCTACACCTGGAACGTGAACTGGAACTAATTGGGGTACTTAATAGAACCCCCTTAGATGATCACGAAGATCTTCCACAACCTAATGTATTTGAATTTAAACATGTCGAACTTGATGAAAATGGAGAACCCCCGTGGTAGATATAACAGCTAAACTGGTTGGCCTAACACAACCTACAATTAACGTGGATGCAAGTTCTCCAGAGGAACTGATTTCCTACGCTGCTAGGGTATCTAATCCATCCAACCAGGCCAATCATAAGACAGCCTCTGGGTTGCTTAAATACTGCATGAAGAACAAGCACTGGTCTGTGTTTGAAATGGCTAATGCTGTTGTAGAGGTAAAGGCTCCTAGGGATATAACCAGGCAGCTATTGCGTCACCGCAGCTTCAGCTTTCAAGAGTTTAGCCAGCGTTACTCAGATGAAATTCAAATGACTGATCGTGAGTATCGTCGGCAAGACAAAAAGAACCGTCAGAACTCTATCGACGATCTAAGTGAAGCGGTTACTAAAAAGGTAAATAACAAGCAGTTACAGGTGCGTACACTTACATTCGATGTATATCACAAGCTTAGAGAGTATGGTGTAGCCAAGGAGACAGCCCGTGCGCTGCTTCCAGAGGGCCTAACGATGTCTACGCTATACGTTAATGGTACTCTACGGTCCTGGTTGCACTACCTTGATGTACGGGATGATGAGGGCGTTACGCAGTGGGAACATGTCCTGTTGGCCCGTAAGATCAAAGACGTACTGACCCCTGCGTTTCCCCTTATTATGGGCGATAACAAACCCCATATCAAATCCATGACTGATGAAGAGCGCCAGAGAGCAACGTATCGGGCTATGCAGAATCAATACGGATAAGGGGTGACCCGACCAATTTTAACCAATCCAGTCCAATGATACTAGCTAAGTTACTGATATCATTGGACTTGGTTGCGGGAGTAGGATTTGAACCTACGACCTTCAGGGTCTGCGAGAGTTATTTAAAAACAATAAGTTACAGCAATATCAATTAGTTAGGCTACAACTCAATCACTTAACAAAATACCACAAATAAGTATTGACTAAGTTACCATTGGCTGTATCCTACGGACACCCCGTCCAGGGGTGGAATACATAGGGAGCATATGGGATGGATATTAGTTACCGTGATCAATGGCAGATATTACAATCTATAAATCTTACTGATGGTGAACATAAATCTATAGACTGCCCATTCTGCGGTGGTCGTAAGAAGTTCAGTATATCTAAGGTAGATGGTAAAACTCTATGGAACTGCTACAGGGCAAGCTGCAATGCCAAAGGTATAAACTCTGGCCCTAGATCTATTGAAGAAGCCAGGGCGTACATGGCGGGTAAAAATAAAACTTCTATAGAACGTAGAACCACCCCCATACCTGCGATGACCACTTCTATAACCAATTACCCTAAAGCAATAGAATATCTTAAATCTGTTAACTCATATGAAGCCTATGAGAAGGGAAGTATCACGGTACGATACGCCCCTGGAGAAGATAGAGTCCTATTTTATACAAGAGATAAAGAAGGTGCTGTAGGGCGCAATATGAAAGGGTACGGACCTAAGTGGTGGACGTATGGAGATACAACGTCAGGGGTTCATGTAGGTAGAGGTACTACAGGTGTATTAGTAGAGGACGCAGCTTCTGCCTGTGCAGTTTCTAGGTGTAACAACATGGTAGGTGTAGCCCTATTGGGAACGAACTTAACTAAAAACCTTACCAAATCCCTAAAAATCTATAAAAGATTAATTATTATTCTTGACAATGATGCAAAGCAGAAGGCAATGTCTATGTTGCGGGGTTTAGATACACCCTCAACAATGCGAATAACTAAGTCCGACTTAAAGCTATTAAATCTAAAAGATATAGAGAGGCTTATACATGATAATACTTGATGCTAATTTAAACAGACTAAAGTCTCTGTATAGCTGGTCCTACATGATTAGTAGTGTACGGGGTAAATCCGTTAGAACTGGCTATACGTTTATGGCTAAGTGGTATCGTTACGGACCAACCACAGTCACCGCAATGAGTACATATTTACTTCATCCGCATCTTGGCCCTCCGACTGTTTCAGTCTAAAGGAGCCATGCAGAGGAAAACTGCATTATCAACAACCAATCATTTTAAAGGTGTAACATGAAGTTAAGAGCGCTCGTTCTTATAGATTTTGAGATTCCAGATGGGGGATTTCTAGAAGCGGCTGAAGAGCAAACAGCCCTACAAGTAAAGATTGATGAGATTGCTGCCGCAAACAGCAATATTATATATCACACCATTGATATGCGGGAGCGTAGAGGTGATACCCAACCAGATCTCAAGAAAATGAAATTTCGTCAGACCTAACTATCTGACTTAATTCATTAAAAAATGAAAACAGGCCCTAGGTTTTACCTGGGGTCTTTTTTTGTCTTGATTACCATTGCTATGGTCTTCTATAAAGTGATTACAGCGTCACGCTGTTCTAGCTAGAAAGGACCACAAATGGATAAAGCATTGTTGAGGACGCTCCTGTCTTCAGAATTCTATCAGGCAAATAAAACAAAAATGAGGCAGTCATTATTCACAGGTAACAATGCAGAGGTTTATAAAACCATTGCCCAAGCCCAGGATAAATATGACCAGGACATCAGTACCAATGATATTCTAGCCATATGGGCTACTAACAACCCTGTAGCCACAGTCTCTGAGAAGGAAGACTTTTCCGACACTCTGGTAGAAGTGCGGGAACAAACCCCCTTAACCCCTGAGATAGCACGGGATGTTATTGCAGATCTCTGGCGCAAGGAAACAGGCAGGGATGTTACAAACCTGGGTATCCAAATGGCTGAAGGTCATGTGGATGCTATGGCTAAACTAAAGACCCTTATAGAACGTACATCTGAAGATTACCTGCCAGATGATTTTGGTGACCCTACGACAGATGATCTGCATGAGTTACTGGCCCAAGCAAGTGATGACGCACGATGGAAATTTAACATCAACCAATTGTCTAGGCAGGTCTACGGTGTTGGCCCTAGTGAGTTTATGATTATCTTTGCTCGACCTGAAACAGGTAAGAGTGCCCTAGCTGTTAGCCTCTGTGCTGCACCAGACGGTTTCTGCCAGCAAGGTGCAAAGGTTTTGTATATCGGCAATGAAGAAGCCACCCGCCGCACCAAGCTACGGGCGATACAATCCTTCACAGGTATGACCACCTCTGAGATCCAGGCCAACCCTGATATAGCTTCCAGTCGATACTTAGCCATTCGTGACCGTCTAATTATGAAGGACGCCCAGGAATGGGATATGAATATGCTGGATGGGTATGTAGCCCGTATTAAGCCTGATATCCTGGTTATCGACCAATTAGATAAGGTCAATATATCTGGGCAGTTTGGTGGAACACATGAGAAGCTTCGTGAAATATATCGCCAAGCCAGGGAATTAGCTAAACGCCATGAATGCGCTATCATTGCGGTATCTCAGGCCAGCGCAGAAGCAGAAGGCCGTGTACGCCTAGATTTCTCAATGATGGAGAACAGCCGCACTGGTAAGGCAGCGGAAGCAGATCTAATTTGTGGTGTGGGAAAATCATCTGGTGAAGATGATGATGGCCCTGACCCTACTAGGTTCCTGCAAATATCTAAAAACAAACTGTCGGGCTGGCACGGTCAAATC